AAGCCGTAAACTCTGGTATGAAGGCACTAGGTGGGGCTGAACATATAGGACAGGGGGCCGGGAAGAATCGCGCCCCTAATTACAGAACTTCTCCGCATACTGGACGCTCTCAGCCGTATGTCGACAATTCCTTCAAGGGAGGTATAGCACAGGGGTCCGGCAGAGAAGGTCATGGCGTGCGTAATACTTCTACATCTAGCCTTTATGATACAAAAAGGCACGAGCACTTGGCATCGGCGAAGGCCAGTGATTACTCGTAGAGCCTCCACAGACTTTGCAGTCATTGGTAGGCGGCTCTTTCACCGCGCACTGATAGGCCTTGTAGATACATTGTCGCAAATAGCAGGAATCAAAGTTAATGGCCCTAGGCGCTGATGTAATTCAAATAGCGATGGCTGGCTCTTCAGCCCCCGCAGACTACCGTAAGCGTGTCTCTGAAGGGCAGTCTATAGGTATGTCTATTGCTGGCGCTGCTTCTACGGGTGCCCAGAGTGCTTTCCTTTCAATCCCCTCTGCACTTGTTCTGCCTTTGATTCCTGTTGCCGCTCGCGCTCTCTGCGCCTGGGGCTACAAGCAGTCTAACATTGTGCGTCAAAGAGCAACCCCCTTTTCCCACCGATTTGAAGCCTCACAAATGGCTATGCAGATACAGCAGTACTCCTTAGGACGTATGGCTGAAATGCAAGGTCTTGGTAACGAAGCTGCTAACTATAATGGACGCTACGGTAGACAGTAATGAATCTTAATTCCTTATTTGAAGCGATAGACAAGAACCCTAAACTCAAGGTGAAGGCCGAGGCTCTGATGGCCCGTATGGCTTCGCCTGAGATGCAAGAGTACGCAGCTAAAACGGCTGCAAGTATGCATGGAAAATCCTACTTATCCAAAACAAGTACACAACTCGAGGCATCTGGCGTTATAACAGGAGGACTTAGTCCTAAAGTATCCCGAATGCTTGGTAATGGCGCTCTTGCGGCAGCAGGCGTTGGTGGATTACTAGGTGCTAACAAGATACGTCAGAGTCATCCTGTCATTGGCACGGGGTTAGGCGTAGGAATGCTTGGTGGTATAGGTTATGCGGCTTTTGCAGGCAAAGGTCTTTCTTCAGTCGTTGGAGCCGCAGCTCATGCAGGCGAGACCGCCGTTGGAGCCGCAGCTCATGCAGGCGAGACCGCCGCTAAATCTGAGGCTAAAGCCGCTACTCAAGCTTCTGAGGCTAAAGCCGCTAAACAAGCTGCCGATAGTCTACTTGACGCATTTCCGCGTCGGAATAGAAAAGCAAATGCTCAATCGGGAACAGGCTTACATACACCGCCGCCTGCAGCAGCAGGAGCTGGAACACGAGCCATACCCGAAGAGGTAAATATTGATAGGGTGCGGTCAGGAGGTAAACCAGGTCATATTTCTGATATACAAGGACAGGCTGATGGTTCACCGCTTCTGAGAAAGAAGCCTGCCCCACTGCACGTTGTCCCGCCGCTTCCCCAAGGTAGTCCTGGTGTGGTTCCTACACATGCCGCCGCCGCCATACCTGCCCATCCTGGTACTCGGACAGTGAGTACACCGTCTACTACAGAGCCTACTATTGCTGAGTTACGCGCATCCATAGACGCCCGTACTGCCGCCCGCAACGCTAAGTTAATATCTGCTACTGCTTTCGCGAAACGGAAGCAGTATGAGTCCGGTCTCATGGGAATGAATGATATGATTGCGAGAAGGCAGGAAGGCGCACTGGGAGATTTTGATTTACTAGAGACTCCCCAAGAAGAGCAATCTTATCTGCTAAAACATAGGAAGATGTCAGATGCTTTTTTTGCAAGGCGCAGTAAGTATACATCTTATGTACAGAACGGTTCTTCTGGAGACGCGCCCTCCCCCTTTCGTACTACTAAGAGTAACTATAGTTCTACAGGCCAGAATAAAGGGGACAGACATCTCATTCGTCACCTTATGCCGACTACAGCGCGTTCTATGCCTTCTGGAAATATGAGGGTTAGCGGAAACCCTCTCTTCAACTTTTAGAGTACCTCTACGAACATCTTGTTGCCTAAGTGAATTCTCTTGACCCTGAAAAGCAAGCACAACGCGATGCTCTCGCTGCAATGCTTGCCCATACTGGCATGACTCTGGATGCGCTGATGAAGACTGTTACGTCTCCTCAGCGCTTTGTAGAAACGCTTATTAAGTTCCCTGACGGCGATCATGTAGGCGAGGCCTATACGCCAAATATACTCCAGCAGAAGATGATGAAGTCTTTGGAGTATGGACATCCACGCACAGTTACAAACGCTCATAGGAGATGTGGCAAAACTGCGGCCAGTGTCTTGATGTGTCTTTACCTGATGGTAACGCGGGCAAATACGAACATCTTGTTCATTGCTCCGTATAATAATCAGATTGAGGCCTTCTTTACCGAACTAGACAAGATGATTGCATTCCACCCGTGGATTTCATCTCTTGTTACCAAGTCCACTACAGTTCCGGCTCGTAAGCATTTTGCTAATGGCTCTATCCTTCGCGGAATCACTACTGGCGCTAAGTCCAAATCCGCCGCAGGCTCTGCTCGCGGACAGACAGCACAGTATGTTTTCCTAGACGAAGTTGCCTATATGAATGATGCTGATTTTGCTTCCTTGAAGCCTATCATCATGGGTGATGCTTATCATGCACAGCCTGTTGTCTTTGCGACTTCTACTCCAGGAGCTGCAACAGGACAATTCTATAAGTGGTGTATTGGAAGTGCCGCTTCAGATACATCAGATGAATCTTCTGATAACAAGGGTTGGCGGAGAATCAAACTTACGCTACCTGAGAATCCGGCCTTCTCCGATAAGCGCAAGGCCGAGATACGTTCTGAAGTCAATGAGCGGGAGTGGCAGACAGAATACCTTTGCGAGTTCTTAAATACGGGCGGTACTGTCTTTAACTTATCTAAGTTAAGACTCTGTGCTAAGAAGACTTTTCATTACGCAGATATTAAATCAAAACCCGGCTTTGAGCCTGACCCATTTCGTGCTGGAAAGATGAAGCGTGTCTACTGGCGTATTATGGGCGTAGACTGGGATAAGTATAATCTGGACGGTGCCGGTCCGACGATTGTGATTCTTGATTGCGATGAACGAATACAACCGGAGGAAGGATTTCCCGGTGATGGTAAAGTTCGTGTTGTATTCCGTAAGTCAATACCCCAGGCAGAGTACGTCTTCAGAGAGACCGTTGACTACATTATCTGGCTGAACAGGGTCTATAATCCAGATCGTATTTACTTAGACGGAAGTGGAAATGGCGAGTTACAATATGAGGATCTGCGCCTACATGGAGTCAGACATCCAGAGACGGGGTTAGAGACGAAGGTCTTTCGCCAGCCTCTGAATGAGAACGTAGAGATTCAAGACCCTATGGGCGGCATCGCTAAGAAACGATGTAAGAACTTCATGGTGAATCTTCTTGCGAAGTGGATTGAAGATGAGTTCTTAGAGTATCCTGAAGAAGATAAGGTTCTTTATGAACAGTTCTCAGAGTACACAATCAAATCTCGTACAGTTGGCGGCTACGAAACTTACTCTTCCAAGAATGAGCACATCATTGACGCAGTAGGCCTTGCCGCTCTAGGCATGTTCCAACTACATACTTCGCCGTTCCGACATATGCCTGCATATCGTTCTATTGTCTTAGACCCTCAGGAGATAGTCCCCGGGGAACTTATGACAGACTATGAGATGAAGCGCCTTAAAGCGGAGTCTCCGACAACAGCGTTGATAGTTGCGAGAGACCGTGCTCGCCCCGGGTTCGGACGTTCTAAAGTAGATGATGACGCTCCTCAGCGAGTCACAAGAGCGATGACCGGAAGACATAAGGCTCCCATGGCGAACTTGATGACACGGAGGTCTCGCGGATCCTTCTAGTTCTGTGGTACAATGGCTAAAGTAACTCTCTCAACATCACTGCTCAAACGGCCTGCGATTACGGAGCCACTCAAGCAGTCTCTGCCTGTTGTCTTTATTGCTCCCAAAGAACAAGACCTTAAAACTGATACTGACTTTCTTGCAGACCAGTCGGCAGACTTATTATTAACACATCAGTCCGCCATTGATTCCTACCCGCAAGATTCCTTAATGGCTCAGGCTGGAAAGATTCTCCAATCTGCCCTTGTCGGACAGCCGCCTGAAATACAAGCCCTGCTTTCGCCCCTGGTGGAGGATTATGCTCATGTTCCGGTTTCCGTCGACTACTCAGACCGTTTCCCGCTGGCACAGACCCTCACCTCGTATTCGCCTGAAGAACTGGCACAAGCCAAAACAGGCTTTGAGTCTGCTACGCAGATTCTCCAAAAGCAGGCCAGTGAAACTTCCGATGCGCATAGGATTCTTTCGGAAATGCTCCTTCGGGGCTACACGGAGATTCTCCCGCAATTAAGCAATACAGAAAGTTCTGTTGGTAAGATCGCACTGGGTATACCACTAAAGTGGGCAACTATCTCCCGTGATCTTCAAGGTAAGGGCCTTTCCGGCCCTGCGAATGCGCTGAAGAGTGCAACACTCTTTGTGTTTCAGTCTTACACAGACCTTTCGTCTCACGCACAGGCCGCGCAAAAACGTCTCCAGCACCTTGACAGGATGCAGGCTCATATTTCGGATACGCTTTCTAATCTTTCTCAATGGGCTTCTATTGCAGATTCCCTTCGTTATAACCAGGATCCAATACAAGCGGCGCAACAAGCGAAGAGCAAGTTAATTTCTCTCCTCATGCCGAAGGTTAAATCCTATCTGCAAAGCCTATACAAGAAGAAAGAGAAGAAAAAGAATCCTCTTGCTATCCTTACTCCGCCTGTGCCCCCCATTGAAGGGCTTCCTGCGGCAAGAGTGCCGGATGTTGATCCAAAACCCACAGCAGGCTTAACCTCTGATTCCAATATGGAGCAGATGGCAAGTGTAGGTCATTACTCGCCTCCGAACAGTACTACGGCATGAAGACAACCTACGAGAATAGTCAGTCTTTTAACTCGCCAACTGCCCGTGGCGTTGTTACAGCCATCTCTACAGGCAGTGATACTGGCGATCCGCAAAACATCTTTGAGCAGATTCTTGTTACTCTGGAAAGTTGGGTAATTCCACCCACAGCACGTTTTGTAGATGTCTCTACAACAGCCAGTGGAAATGCTATTCCTAGATTCTACCGGAATGTCCCCTGGAACAGTGTGAATGGCGGTGTAATTCCCCCCGCCCCCAAAGTGGGGGATCATGTCATGCTCGGATTCTCTGGTGGTTCTAGTGAGTTCCCCCATGTACTAGCCCACATCCCAGGATCGGGCACTCGACAGGGGCAGGAGACAGCGACAGCCCCCGCTCATGTAACTCCCTCTAAGGTTCAAGCAGCAGCATTTAAACAACCTTTAAGTCCGGCCCCTACAATTCTTCCATTAGATAATAGACCTATAGATAATAGCTTTTCCGGGTGATCCTAATTTAACTAGATGCGCGGAAGTCTCCCAAGAAAGAAGGATCTATGCGAGCCGTAAGATCATAGAAGATAAAAGTGATGCTCTACATAAGTCTAAAGGTCTTCCTCCAGAACCACATGAACCACCCTTCTTGCGTTAGAGATTGATATGTCCTTTCAATCCTTCTTAGATTCTGTACTTCCGAAGGGTACATTAGGATTCATTCAGAAGCAGGCACAGACGCTTGCTCGTTCTGGAATGACTTACTTCCGTCATCCTAAGCATCAATCTGGAATGGTATTACCTGAAGATGGGTCTGTGGATATTAAAGCAGGGAACGGCCCGCTCGCAGCCTCTCTCACACTCAACGCCCATGGAACTGCCCAGTTGTGTACTCCAGGCAGTATCTCTATCGTCGGCCCTGTTTTGCTTTCCGGGAATCCTTTTGATGGACTTAAGTTCTCTTATGGTGATGTAGAATTCAATCCAGATCTCCAGACCTATCCTCTGTATACACTCACCGCAGAACAGGCTCAGATGATTATACTTACAACAGACCCTAAGAAGCCAGTACCTATTCCCTTGGGTTTGCTTATGACTCCAGTAGCTCTTTTCACACCCACAGATAGCCAACTTAATGCCCTGGACACTGTACGATCACTTTTGCATATATGAGTAATCCCTTCCAGTATCTTGCTCGTACTTATCGGCTTTGGAAGACAAGACGCATACGTGCACGTACTGAACTTGTCGTCCGTCTTGCTGCCTTGTTTGAGGAATCTTCAGAGTATGTCTTAGGTGGAGTTCACTCTTGGCAATCAGTTCTATATCCACATCCTCAGATGCCTGCCCTTGATGTCCAGTGGAATGATTTGTCCTTCTCGTTTCTTTCTCCCAGTCCACTTCCCGGAACTCTCCATCAAAGAATCTTTGGTGAAGAACTACTCTCAGCCTCTCGCGTGCTCTTAGAATCTTTTCGTAGGCGGCTGCTGCAGGGTGAGGATTTAGTACCTGTACTTCCTATCTTTCTAGACCCGCGCCATGTACTGCGTTTGAAGGATTCTACTCTCTTTGCAGTTTACCTAGATCAACAGTGGCATCAAGCTGTTCTCTGGGCTTTACGCTCTTTGCCCGCGATGCCCGAGCATAACGAAGAGTTCCCTCTCGTTCCTGGAACATGGGCTTCTCGCCGTGCTTACTTGGAGGAGGCGGCGCAGCAAGCTTTCTTTACGACATTTCTACCTTAGGAATCTTCTATGTCTATTCTAATTTCGCTCTTGGTTTTTGCTCTTATTGCATATCTTGCTTTCTGGATTCTTGGGCAGATTCCTATGCCCCAGCCAATACGTGTTATTGTAACTGCGATCATTGGTATTATCCTGCTTCTTGCACTTCTCTCGCATGGCGGAATCTCCATCTAATCCATGTCTTCTCCCTTAATACATTCTGGTCTTTCCGGACGTGCAGCCCCAGGCTGGGCACACTCTACTCTTGGAATCCGGGAAGAGAAGCAGGCTCGCGCGTCTGATCCTGTCCGCGTAATAGATCCCCAGACTCGTCCTTCCGGCGTAACTTCACGTGCGATGCGTGTAGAGTCCCGTGAAGGTCAGTACGGCGTGGAGGCTATTCATCGCGCTCACTTAGAGGAGTGTATTATTCGTGAAGCCACGAACAAATATACAGATCTCACATCTAAGGAAGGCTTTGAGTTTGCAACGAAAGATCAGGCTGCTCTTGCCTTCATACAGGAAAGACTTTTATGGATAGCACGTTCACGTGATCCTATGGAATCTTTCGCCGCAACAGTAAAAGAGACAGCACGCGATTATATTAGTCAGGGTAATGCTTTCTGGGTTAAGGTCTACGCAAAGCAAGACCAGAAGTTAACTATAGGCGGTAAAGACCTGAAGCCTTTTGTTCGTCCTGGATTCAAAGGAACACGGGGCGTGCTTCTAGGATTCTTTCGTGCTGACCCCCGCACAGTGCGGCCTAAGTATGATAAACGTACTGGCAGGCATAATGGCTGGCTTCAAACAGCATATGAGCAGAAGGATAAGACATTTGCGCTGGATGAGGTGATTCATTTCGCCTATCAACGTCCCGCAGGCGAAGTCCTGGGCGTATCGATGTATCGCCCTGTTTTAGATGATGTGCGTGCACTCAGAGACCAGGAAGAATACGCAACGAAACTGATGGAGAAGATGCTCTTCCCCATCCTGCATCACATGGTGCCTGCACGAGGCGACGATCAATATGGTCTTGCAGAAGACGTTGACCAGGCGGCGTTTAGTCATCAAACAATTTCCCCTGATGGAATCTTAGTAACGCCGCCTGGACATGAACTAAAGATGATTGGAGCGGCAGGTGAAGCCCTTGACCCTGTCCCATCGCTGAAGTATATGATGCAGCGGGCCTTCATGGGTGCCGGTGTTTCTAGTACTATTATGGGTACGGAAGATTCTTCTGCAGGCACCAGTGATGTTTTAACGACGCAGATTCACAATAGGGTTAAGAGCTTCCAACAAGATATTGAAGAAGTCACTAATTTACAATTAATCCTTGAGCTTTTAGTCGAGGCAGGATTTCATCCGACGGCTGTTGCCATGCGCTTCAATGAGATAGAGCATGAAGCAAGAATACGTGAAGAGAATCACGCTGGTCAGATGTACACTATTGGTTTGTGGACAGAGACAGAAGGTCGAATGTTAAGTCAAAAGAATCCGCTTTCAGCCACAGAACGAAAGAACATGCAGGTTAATGTCGTACAGATACCATTGATGAAGGCAGAGGCTGGCATCAATACAGATGCTACGAAAGAGACCGCAGAACACGGTCTCGACCTAGATAAGGCCCTTGCAACTCATCAACATAAGTTAGGGAAAGATGCCGCAGAGCATTCCAATAACCTATCTAAAGATTCTCTCACCCATAGTGCTAAGACGCAGACAGATTTGGTGAAGGCGGGTGTCGCTCCTGATGCTAAACAGCAGGTTACACTTGCTAAGATAGGCTCTCAAACTACGGTGCATAAGGCCTCAACACCCAAGCCGGTAGTACGTAAGTCCTCTACCTCTAATCGTAATGCCTCTGCAGGTGCCGCAGCCGCAGGAGCCAACAAGAACAATCCTTCAAATCAATACGGCAGTCGCGGCGCGGCACGTGCTTCTGCTACCCCCGCAGCAGGTAAAGCCTCGCAGCGGAAAGCCCAATCGGAGAAATAATTATGCCTAACAAAGCAGGCGGAGTATTTAGTTTCCTGAAAGATACTATGGATGGATTAGCTGCTGCAGACGGTGGTCAAAGTATTAAACATATTCCCACAGGCCCCCGCCGAGTTGTTCAGGCAGCAGGCGCTCTTGGTGTTGCTGCAACTGTTATCCCTATTGGCGTTGCTATAGCTCAAAGCAGGAAGAATGGCACACGCCAGGTTTCCTAGTCCCGGAGAATCCCATGTCCTTTCGTCTTTTTGAAGATTTACCCTTTAACTTCTCGCATCAAGGTTCCCCGGGGACTATTGATTCTGCACTTGTAGAATCTCGTATCAAGGAGTTTGCAGGCGCAGTCACGGAGTCTTCTTACCCTGCTCCTATCTATCCGCAGTTTCATGTGCTTTCTGCTGACAAAGTGACCCGTAATAAGACTCTTTATACCTATGCGGCGCATAAAGGCAAGAATGAGGGGGAAGAGCCGACAGGCCAGTACTCCTACACAAAGCCTTACTTTATCCCTATCATAGAGCAGCACCGTGCGAGTGACGGTTGTGCGCTTCCTGCATCTCCTGTGTTTGGGCGAATGATTAATGCCAAACTCATCAAGAACAAGGAAAGTGGGAATGCGCATCTTGCGGGACTTGCACAGATCAGCGACCCAACTGCCATCCATGAGATTCTTACTGGACTCTGGCTGACGGGATCTCTAGGTTCGACTGTTCCTGCAGCGCACTGTTCTATTTGTGGTGCTTCTCTTACGTCGGAAGGTGACTTGGATTCTCATCCTCATCGTCGTGGTGGATACTATCGTCCTGGGAAAACTGGCGAAGAGGCAGACTCTTTAGGCTTCGCTCGTTGCGCAGCAACAGAAAAGAATGCACAACTTTGCTACACTGCTGTCGATTCGTATCGTGCTATTGAATACTCTAAGGTTGTGACCCCCTCGGACAATGCCTCGGTTGTTGTCAACCCCAATGTTGCCGACGTCCCCTCCTCTACCTTCGGGTCCCCCTCCTCCAATGCCTCCGAGTCTATGACGACTTCCCTCTGGGTTCCGATGGCGGAATCCTCTTCCCGAGGTGTCTCCGAGTGGGGCGAACGTTATATTGATGTGATCAGCAGCCGTGAAGTAGATTCCTCTTCGCTGGGTCTGCTTTCAGGTCTTAAACTCCACGAGTATGTAGACCAGTTAGAAGGATTCTCCAGCGCCGCGCAGAATCTCTGGCTTCCCAGTGTTTCCCAGCCTGCGTTTACAGAATCTTTTACAGAAGAATCTCAGGCTGAAGAAGAGCCAGTGGAATCCCCAGTAGAGATTCCTGAGGCTGCTATTCCTGAGACTCCCGTAGAGCCTACTCCCAAAGAATCCCGCTACTGCGGACCAGACAATACTTACCCTGCTGGCTCTCTTTCCGAAGTCCGTGCATCCCTCAGACTTTTAGATAGAAAGTCCCCAGCGGGTAAGTCTCAAATAAAAACGCGGCTGCTTCGAGTCGCTCGCAAGTCCGGCTGGTCGGTGCACTAGACCACAAAGCCCGCGAAAGATTATACCCATGCCAAACCCTTACGCTCTTTCTGTTCGCGTTCCTCTTCCTGCCGGAGAGAAGACATACGATCTTCTTGCCCGGGAATCTGCTGAGGAGCGTTCGGCTTCCTTGGTGTCTTTGGAGACAATGGACGATTTGCTTGCTTCTTTGGAAGAGTCTGAAGAGATGGCATTACGTACTTTGCTGACGGAGTCAGCAACTGGCGCAGAGGATGCTCTGGAAGTCGTTGTCGGTGAATCAAATTACCTAGTACTTGCCTCTATTATTGATCATCAAACAGAATCCCAGGCTTCTGAGCCTACTCAGCCGCTTTTGGAGAATCTGCAGGTCGAAAGCGGTATTATGTGTGATGGCATCTCCTCAAAAGAGACCATGGGCCATGTCCGCGAAGGCTTGAAGCAAATTGCTGCTCTTCATACGCTTTTGACAACTCCCAAAGAGGAGAATGAGGCCCTGCGTGCTTCGCTGGAACAAACAGTTGTTCTTTCGGAGAAGATGCTGGGACTGACTCCTACGGAATCTTTGAGCGAGAAATCGATTGAAGTTCTGGAAACACTTGCTTCCCATCTTTATGGTAAAGCCTTTAAGTCCACTCCCGCTCCGCAGGAAGATGTAACTCCTCCTGTTGTAGAAACTACACAGGACACCCCACCTGTTGTTGTCGAAAGTCCCCTGCAGGGCGAAGAGCACACAGAAGTTCCTACTCCTTCTGCTACTCCGGGTCTTGGAGATCTGCGCAAAGCCGCTGCGTTTCTCATGACAGCGGACGCTCGCAAGTCCCTTCGCAAGTTTCGCTCTTGATTATCATCGCGGGTTAGCTCAGTCTGGTAGAACGAGACTCTCATAAAGGCTATGTCATCGGTTCAAATCCGATACCCGCTCCTTTTACACTGTCCGCTGGGCACTCGCCCGTACATGAGGCCTTCCTCAGTCCACTCCCCGCATCTCGGGCGAACTGCCCTTTAGGAGATTTCCACTATGTCGTTCTCAATCGGCGCACGTCCACTAGGTCGTGCGCAGGCACCTCATCTTATTCTCGGAAACATCGAAGCCCCAGCGGATGGGTACATCCTTGATCCTGCGCTTCCGGCTATCGGCCATGATGTTTACATCCCTAACAATGACTACATCACAGTTGCTCGGGGCCGCTTGCTTTCGGTGAAGGATTCTTCGCTTGTTAACAATGCGCCTTATGCAAATGAATCCCGCCCAGTGATTACTCTGGCGAATGGTGCTGATGGACGACGTGCTGCGGGCTTAGGTTCTGACCTCAAGCCGATGGGTATTGCTGAACAGCAGTACTTCCGTCAGTACTACGAAGGAACTCCGCAGCCTGATCCTCAGATCGTTAAGGGCAAGCTGGTTTCCCTTCCTTATATTACTGGTTCTAATGGTGTATATGGTATTGTCCGCCCCGGCGACTATCTGACTGCTTCTTATGGAACTGCGAATGGCAATGCTGTTATCTCGCAGGAAGTAGGCAAGGCAGTCAAATGGCAGCCTCGGCGCGTTATGTCCGCTCATGCTGCTGCTGGGACTACCGTCTCCTTGACGGGCGCTATCTACCCTGCTTTCGTTCCTAACCTGATCTTCGCCTCTAATGCTGGTGCTTATGCCACTAGTGTTGGTGCAACACTTGCTTATAACACAGGCGCGAACATCTGGCAGGCGACATATACATCTGCTGTAACAGATGTAATCTTTGACTATGGTCAAGATGCTGATAATCGCTGCGGTCAGGTTTCCTCGTTTGAGGCAGTCGGGAACGCAGGCGGACAACTTAACCACCTGCATCGTTTCTCGGGCTGGCTCGACTGGGTGCATGATAACTGGGGCATGTGGGCATTCCCGCCGCTTCTTACTCCGCGTCCGTACACTATCATCACCGCAGAGACTCCGACTCAGATCAATGCAACGGACTATCAGCTTGCTGTGACTCCGATTGTTCCTGGCAACCAGATTACCGTCTCAGTGACAGGTACTCGCGTTGACCCAAATACAGGCGTGTCTACCACACTGACTAACGCGACATTGCCTCTGGCGGATTCCACGTTCCTGCAGGACTACACAGTTGGTCTGGATTATGAGATTAACTTCGTAACAGGCATACTGACAATCTTCCCGAACGTAACTGTAACTTCGGTTGCTGTGACCTATTCGGCGGAAACGTCATTCCTGGACGGCAAGCTCTACAACCCTGGCGTTGCAGGTTTGACGGACGGGCGATTCTCTGGACAGCCAGGGACTCCCGCAAATCTCGAACTTGCAGGATGCGTTGCTGAGATGCGTGCCTTCATCTTCTAAATCTCTAGGGACGGAAGAATCTTCCGTCCCTCCCCTTTACCCCACCACTAGATGGCGGAGAGGCCCCACGAGGCGCTCCGGCCTCCCCTCTTCCCCTAGGAGTTATCTCTATGTTTAATTTTCGTGAACTGCTTGCCCGTACCGAAGAGCGGGAGCAGAACCTGCTAACTGAGCAGATTCTTAAAGGCGTTGATGCAGCGGACCTGCCTGCCCGCCTGGAGGCTTTTGAGGAATCAGTTGATGTCCTGAAGAGTCTTATGACTGCTCATCAGAATCCGCGTGGCCATGGTCAGGTTTACGGCCTGAAGACAGGCGAAGGCCGTGAGTTCTTCCAGGGACGTGAGCGGGGAGAGTTTCCGCTTCTGTCCTTGAGGGAAGCCCTGCTTTCCAACGACGCTTCTATCCTCTTCAAGCGAGTCATTTCTGACATCCTGATGCAGCCAACTGAAACTGTCTACATTGGTCAGGATGTTCTGTCTCAGAAAGTAACGATTGATGGCGTGCGTTCGGTGATGTTCCCGACGATGGGCGCACTGCGCGGAGGCCCGGTCTCTGAGAATGGTGCTTACCCAATCTCATCGCCGTCCTTCAACATGGAACACATGGAGCTTCGTCCCAAGAAATGGGGTCTTCAGATTGAAGTCGGTGACGACCTCATCGAAGACGCTATGTGGGACATCTTCGGTCTCCTAATTGGTCAGAGCCGCGATGCCATGCGCCGCTTGAAAGAAGAGAACATCTTCAACGAAGCGATTGCCAAGGCGCACGTTATCTTTGATAATGCCGCTGGAAACTACGCGAACTACACTACAGGCCGTGACATCGGTAGCAGCACCACTTTAGGTACTTTGAATGGTACAATCCAGATGCTTGATATCCTGGATATGGCGGGTGCATTGATGGGTAATGGCTATACGCCCACTGACCTCGCTATCAATCCCCTGGCCTGGGTGTCTCTGGCGAAAGATCCTCGTCTGCAGTTCTCTGCTTTGATGGGTGGAAACTACCAGCAGTCCATGCCGAACCCCGGTCTGGATGCAGCCTCCATCAAGAGCTTCCTACCCTGGGGAATGCTCAACATCGTGGTCAGCCCGCAGATGCCTTTCCGCTTCAAGACTTCCTTCAACATGAAGGCTTCCGCTACGGATACCACTGGTGTCAATCAGCCTACTGCCAATACTACAGACTTCTTGATGCTTGACCGTCAGAAGAGCCTTGTTGTTCTGCAGCGCGATGAACTGCACCTGGACGAGTTCGATCATCCGGAGCGTGACATTAAACTCATGAGAATGGGTGAACGTTATGTTGTGGGTGCTTTGGACGGTGCTCGCTCACTTTGCGTCGCAAGAAACATCCGTCTTGGGGTTACGAATCACGCGCCACTTTGGAACTTAGGCCAGAGCGCACCGGCGTAAGCAAATACCAGCCTTTCTTCAAAGGGGCGCTTCGGCCAACCAGCGCCGAAGCGCCCCTTTTATGTTAGTCTATGTGCTTCCACTTTTTGCCCCTAATTATCTGACCTATATGCTTCGAAGTCTTTGCCGCAGCAGCGGCACACACATTGCATTCTAGCAGCCATCATTCGTCTCCTTACTAGGAAGATACCAAGATTCTTACTCATCAATTATGCCCCTACCAGGTTTACTGACTCAACTTGAATACTGGAGTCCATCGGATGCATTCAATGAGAATGACCTTCTGGCACAGCCTCCTATCCCCCTGCAGGATACTGTTCCGACACGTCCCTGGATTCTCCTCAAGTTCACCAAGGCTATCGTCTCGGCAGCCTACGCCTCCCCTAGCGCCTGGGCTTCTTACTTTCTATTAACCAGCCTTTCCCATCCCGCGTCCGTAAACCAGACTCAGTTCACGGATTTCACATGGAGCGCAGAGCACGCGCTTCTTGCTTTCCGTCCCATCAATAATTTGGTCCCCGGGGACCGATACCTTGCGTCTCTTCTAGACAACCTGCGTGATACTTCCGGGCGGCAGATGGACAGGACTTATACCTGGACATTTACCTGCGCTAACGGGCAGTCTGGCCAGACCTATGCACCAGAAGCAACCCCTCTCTATCCGCAAACAGAGACGACGCATCTTTCAGAGCCTGGTCTTGTGTGGGAGATAGATCCTACCTATGTTGTTCCTACAGGCTATACCCTGCAGTTTAGCGTACAGGTAGCATCGGATTCCCAGATGACAAATGTTCTCTGGCAGGACACTGTAGATTCTCTTGCGTCCTCTGCTCCTCCTGTAATCTCAACCTGATGTCTACCGTTCACGTTTGTTTCTATCAACAAAGATCACTTGCTTCCTGGTGTGTGCGTCTTGATACTCAGCGTAAACATCAGCCGTGGGCAGACGTACCATCCCACTGCGCCGTCGTTATCAATGACATGCTCTTTGAGTTTGTCTCTACAGGCTGGCATGTAAGAGCCGCAGTTCCCTCTGACTTCCAGCACGCATTTTCTCTTTTACTCCCTAATCCAGAGAAAGCAGAAGCCTTTGCACAGAGTTGTTACGGCTCTCGCTATGACTGGCTCGTAATACTGAGAATCGCTCTTTCCAAATTGATTCCGGATACATGGCTTTCCTATGGGAAAACGCAGGATAAGCACATCTGCTCCTGGTTTGTACTTGCTGTTCTCAGAGCAGGAAACTGGCCTGAACCGCACTGGCTCTTCAATCAATATTGTCCTGCTTCTCCAAATGATGTTCAATTCTCAGTAGAGGAAACCTGTGGCTAATTATCCTATCAATGCACACGGCGTTACTCCGACTCTTCCCC